AGGCTAATATATCCGCCATGGCGTTTTTCTGGAGCTAACACTATGCGTAATGATTTCGGAGTTTGTTATAAGCTAGCGAAAGGTGGGAAGGTCGGCACCGGTATGAAGGGGATGAGCCAGAAGAGCGGCGACAAACGTCCTACTAAATCCGGTGCGGGCATGACCGCTAAAGGTGTAGCGAAGTACCGAAAGAATAACCCCGGTAGCAAGTTAAAAACGGCTGTAACGGAAGATAAGCCTAAAGGAAAACGCGCATCTAGACGTAAGTCTTACTGCGCACGTTCCGCAGGGCAGATGAAGAAGTTCCCGAAAGCAGCAAAAGACCCTAACTCAAGATTAAGACAGGCGCGTAAGCGTTGGAAGTGTTAGGTGACAATTTCACGATCACAAATACCCAAAGAATTGGAGGGCGGTAAGATGCCTAATGTAGCTGGTAAAAAATTCCCATACACGAAAGAAGGTATGGCAGAGGCTGAAGAAGCCAAAAAGAAAATGCCTAAGATGATGAAAGGCGGAAAGATGCAAGCGTATGAGGAAGGTGGCGGTGTTATGCCTATGAAAGGGCAAGGCAACATGCCGCTTGATGATGAACAGGCTGCTGCGGCAATCGCAAACCTAAAGGAACAGAAATTGAATCCTAAGGCTAAGAAGAAAGCAATGCCTAAGAAACCGCCTAAGAAAGATCTGCCGCCTAAGATGAAACTACCTGAGCGTAAGAAAAAAGCTGGCGCTATGGGCGGCGAAATGGGTATGGGAGCAAACGCAGGTATGCCTAAGATGAAGAAAGGCGGCAAGGTTCGTGGTTACGGCAAAGCCCGTGGTGGTAAAGCCTGTAAGATGCGCTAATGCGTAGGTACTACAAGAAAGGCGGTACCGTAAAAGACTCATGCTATAAGAAGGTGAAGGCCAGCTACAAGGTCTTCCCTTCCGCGTATGCGTCTGGGGCTATCGCTAAGTGCCGTAAAAAGAAGGCGGGTAAGTAATGCGTAAAGACTACAAGTCGGGCGGCAAAGTCCGCAAAACCGAGAAGGGTGCATCCCTAAAGCGTTGGTTCAAGGAAGATTGGAAAGACGTAAAGACCGGTAAGGCTTGTGGTAGAAAGAAAGGCGATGGTAGGGGTACTCCTTACTGCCGCCCTTCTAAGCGTGTGTCTTCCAAGACGCCAAAGACCTCAGGTGAGATGTCTAGTGCGGAGAAGAAGAGTAAGATAGCCGAGAAGAAGCGGTTAGGGCAACCAGCAGGCAAGCCACGTAGAGTGTCAGCCGCCAAACGGAGGAAGTAATGCGTAGGTACTATAAAGAAGGCGGGTTGACTAAACGCGAAACGAAGACGCTGAAGAAACATTCTGTACACCACACTCCTAAGGTGTTAAAGCAGATCGCAGAGAAAGTAGAGGATGGACAAACCTTTACTCAGGCTCACAAAAACGCCCCCAAGAAAGGTAAGAAGTAATGGCTACATCAGGCACTACAGCATTTAACATGGATTTTACCGAGATCGCCGAAGAAGCGTGGGAGAGAGCTGGACGCGAGATGCGCTCTGGTTACGACCTACGTACTGCTCGTCGCTCTATGAATCTGCTTACCATTGAGTGGCAGAATCGCGGTATCAACATGTGGACTATCGAAGAAGGCACAGTAGCCCTAACTAGCGGCACCGCAACTGTAGACCTCCCTGCCGATACCATCGACCTACTAGAACATACCTTGCGTACCAATGCAGGGAACGCGACTACTCAGAACGATCTTAGCCTAACACGTATCAGTGTGAGTACTTACGCGACTATCCCAAACAAGTTGTCACAAGGTAGACCCATACAACTTATGATTAACCGGGGAGCAGAGAAACCTGTAGCTACAGTGTGGCCTGTACCCGATAAGGCTGGATACTCCATAAACTATTACCGTATGCGTAGGATACAAGATGCGGGGGCAGGGGTATTTACTGCGGACATGAACTTCCGCTTCTTCCCTTGTCTTGTGGCAGGACTAGCGTACTATATAGCGATGAAGGTGCCGGAGCTAGAGCCTAGACTATCTATGCTGAAAGCTGCGTACGACGAACAATTTACTCTGGCAGCTAACGAAGATAGAGAGAAGGCGTCAGTTAGGTTTGTACCTAGAATGGGGCACCCGTAATGGGGACTAAGTTTGCGGCAGGTAAGAAAGCATTTGGGTTCTGTGACCTATGCGCTTTTAGGTATAAACTAACGGAACTAAAAAGTTTAGTTAGAAAAGGCGTAGACACGAACATAAAAGCGTGTCCGTCGTGTTGGAATGGGGATCACCCCCAGAACAGACTAGGGGAGTTTCCAGTACACGACCCACAAGCGCTACGTAATCCTAGACCCGATCAGGGGTTGGATGCTAGCAGAGCACTACGGGAGTCTGGCTTTAATCCTGTGGGCTTTAGTGGGACTGCTTTTGGTGTACTGAATAACTTGCTAGTACTTAAACTAGAGCTTGGGAACGTAACGGTAGAGATTACATGACTTATAATGAATTAGTAGCCGCGATACAAGACACCACTGAGCAGACTTTTACAACTGCTCAGTTAGACCTGTTCATAACACAGACAGAAAATAAAATTTACGCGGTGGTAGACTCGGCGGGTTTGCGAAAGAAAGAGACTAAAACTCTGAGCGCGGGGGCGAATTTCTTTATCCTCCCGACGGATTATTTGTACATCTATAATGTATCTATTAGTGACCCGGCAAGTAACACGATTAGCCTCATAAGGAAGGACGAGTCATTTCTCAGAGAAGCGTACCCGTTTACCAGCGGGGATAATGAGGTAAGCGCACTAGCAAAATACTACGCAATATCAGACGCCGGAACCATTGCATCAGTAGCGCCAGTATTCAACAGCACCAGCGTACAGGTTACTATACACTACGCCGAACAGCCTCTTAGTATAACTAACCCTCAGTTTGACGATAGTACTAACGAAACGCAGTTATCACGTAAGTTCTCTAACGTACTACTTAACGGTGCTTTGGTAGAAGCCGCACGCTTTATGAAAGCGGAGCAGGATATTATTGCTAACTACGACAATATGTTTAATCAGAGTCTATCAGAGTATAAAATACAGCAAGAAGGTAAAAACAAACAAGACGCCTATCGTAATGGGCAGACAAGGGTACCGGTGCAATAATGGCTATTACACAATGTATTACAAATGTGGCTAAACAGTTCTTACTGGGTAATCCAGACGGACTATCCAGCGGGCCTGACTGGACTAGTTCTAGCAACTGGAGCATAGTGCTAATAGATGGCAGTGTCGATGTAGGCCCAACCACAACCAGCGTTAATAGTCCCGTTGGAGAGCTTGCCGCCACAGGTAACTACGCCCGCAAGGGCATAGCACTAACGACATCTAAGGACGCTACTACTGGCACTGTTATGGCAGACTTTGCGGATGCGGTATGGACTAGCGCTACGTTTACTGCGAGTGGAGCTATCGTAATCGCAGGATCTGGCGCTAACTACGCTATTGTAGTACTAGATTTTGGTGGCCCTAAGACAGTTTCTAATGGTACGTTTACTGTCAAGTTCCCCAATGCCGACATAAATAATGCTATAGTTAGACTAACTTAATCGAGATACTAAAATGGCAACAGCATATTCTACAATCCTAAAGCTCGGACTCCCTGTACAAGGGGAGCTAGACGGCACTTGGGGTGACGAAGTAAATAACAAAGTTACCAAAATGGTGGAAGAAGCCATTGCGGGCCGACAGGTGATAAACACTTGGTCAGGTAACTCTCACACGTTATCTATAGTTGAGGGCGCAGAGTCGGGGTCTAGAGCGGCTATCCTTACTTTGACGGATACTGGTACTAACTTGACCGGCGCGGCTACAGTTGTTTGTCCTGCAAACTCTAAGCTATTCGTTATGCAAAACTCTTCAGGCCAAGCAGCTACGTTAAAAACACCATCGGGCACTGGTATCAGTGTAGCCAACGGCGGCACCGCCCTTCTAGTATGTGATGGCACTAACGTAATAATCCCATCCACCACACTAGAAACCGTACTTGACGCAGGTAACAGCACCTCGGGTAAAGACATCGTGGTATCCGCTGGCGACGACGTTACTTTTAGTGACACTTCTAGAGCTATATTTGGTGGTGATAGTGACCTACAAATCTATCACGACGCTACCTCTGGTGACTCCATCATCCAAGAAACTGGTAGTGGAAACCTACTTATTAAGGCCATTGATATTGAGATGGGCACTGTTAGTGGCGCAAACAACTTCGTAATGGACGTAGACGGCGCTATCGACCTCAAACATGGGTCTGGCGCTCTGGCTATATCCACTAGTGCTACAGGTGTTGATCTCCCTGCGGGTAAGGCTATTAAAGTAGGTACTCCATCTATTTACTCTGGTTCTGGTACTCCTGAAAGCAGCCAAACTGCTGTAGTAGGGTCTCTGTATATGAGGTCTGATGGGGGAGCTAGTACTTCTTTATATGTAAAAGAATCTGGCACAGGCAACACTGGATGGGTGGCGAAATAAAATGGTCGAAGAAACTAAGGATGCACTAGACGTGATAGCAGGCTCAACAGCACTACTTACAGTTGCCGCGTGGGTTCCGCCCGTAGCAGGTATTTTCAGTATCTTATGGTTCGCGTTAAGAATATGGGAATCTGATACCGTTAGGGAGATTACTAACCGTGTTAAATCTGACTAGCTTAATTGCTCCAGTATCTAAACTTGTTGGAGGCTATTTTAAAAACAAATCTGAAGAAAAGCAGGCTGTCCACCAAGCCAAAATGGAAGTCATCAAAAACGATGCCGACTGGGAATCGAAGATGGCTGATGCTTCGGCAACAAGCTGGAAAGATGAGTTCTGGACGGTTGTGTTAGCGATACCCGTGTTTATGGTGGGCTACGCTATTATTGCTGATGACACTACGATAATCGACCGAGTTACATTAGGGTTTGCCGCACTAGAAGGTCTACCAGAATGGTATCAATACCTACTGTTTATCGCTATCTCAAGCTCTTTTGGTATAAGAGGGGCAAGCAAGATAATGGGAATGCGCAAGTGAGCCGGTACAAGTACTTCAAGATAAGCGATTTTGACTGCCAAGAGACCGGCGAGAACGATATGGAGCCTGACTTCATTGACCAACTAGATGATCTACGAGAAGCCTGCGGGTTTCCTTTTATAGTTACGTCTGGGTACAGAAGTCCTCTCCATAGTATTGAGAAACGCAAAGCGACTCCGGGCACACATGCCCAAGGTATCGCCGCAGACATAAAAGTATCTGGAGGCCAACAACGCCGCCTTATAGTAAAGAAAGCTCTAGAACTGGGCTTCGGTGGTATAGGCATAGCCAAAGGTTTTGTACACGTTGACATCCGATGCAGTAAAGAAGTGATGTGGTGTTATTAAGCACCTGTCGTTTCTAACCTATTAAATAGAGACTAGACATGACCATACAGAAGATAGTAATTAAGCCCGGAGTAAACCGAGAGAATACTCGGTACACTAGTGAAGGTGGCTGGTGGGAGTCCGATAAGGTACGTTTCCGTCAAGGCAACCCTGAGAAGATCGGCGGCTGGCAAGCTATATCTAGCAACACGTTTTTAGGCGTGTGCCGTTCTCTGTGGAATTGGTCTACATTAGCAGGGCTGGACATATTCGGTGTGGGCACGCACCTGAAGTTCTATCTAGAAAGTGGTGCTGCGTATAACGACATTACACCTCTACGTAAGGCACAGGCTACTCTTGCTGCTAACCCTATTACTACTAATACAACTGGCGGCACAGAAAACGTCATAAGTATTGCGGATACTACCGGCGGATACAAGCTAAATGACTTCGTTACTATTGGGGGTGTAGCGGGGACGGGAGACCCTGCGGCCTTTAATGGTATACCTATAACGGACATAAACAAAGAACACCAGATAACTTCCGTAGCCGCTAATGGGCAGTCTTTTACTGTCGTTGTCGCTACTAACGCTACAAGTGCCGGTGCTGGCGGGGGTTCTAGCGTAACTGCTGCATACCAGCTCAACACCGGGTCAGCTATTGACGTACCTACCTCTGGATGGGGTGGTGGTACTTGGGGACAGGGAGACTGGGGACACAAAGATGGAACCGTACTGTCCGCTATTTCGCAAATCCGTTTGTGGAGCCAATCTAACTTCGGTGAAGACCTTATTTTTGGCCCTGTAGGTGGAGCCATCTACCTGTGGGATGCTAGTGACACGTTGACTACTAGAGCTACTTTATTGTCCGCCGAAACCGGCGCGGCGGGGGTACCTACCATACAGAACGGTATCGTCGTATCTGACATTAGTAGATTCTGTTTTGCTTTTGGGTGTAACCCATACCTAGGCGCAGACCAAGACGATATGTTAATCCGTTGGTCAGACCAAGAAGACGCTACTAACTGGGCACCCTCCGCTACAAACCAAGCCGGTAGCCTAACTCTGTCTAAGGGAAGTAAGATAGTATCTGCTGTTCAATCTAGACAGGAAATATTAGTATGGACAGATTCCGCCTTGTACGCGTTTCAGTACGTAGGGGCACCCGCAGTGTGGGCGGCACAGTTAGTAGGAGAGAACACCTCTATTGCTAGTAAAGCCTCTGTTGCTTACGCCAATGGTGTGGCTTATTGGATGGGTAGAGACAAGTTTTACAAGTACGATGGTACAACACAACCGTTACGCTGTGACCTACGTAAGTTTATCTTCAACGACTTTAACGACTCGCAATACAACCAAGTTACGTCTGGTACTAACGAAGCATTCCATGAGGTATGGTGGTTCTACCCATCAAGCATCTCTAGCACTAACGACAAGTACGTAGTCTATAACTACCAAGAAGATATTTGGTACTACGGTACTATGGGGCGCACCGCGTGGTTAGATTCAGGGTTACAGGGGCATCCGTACGCCGCTACATACAACAACACGTTGGTAGAACATGAAGTAGGTAACGACGACGCGGAGACAGCCACGGTAAATCCTATTAACGCCTACATAACCTCCGCGCAGTTTGACATCGACGATGGGGATAAGTTTTCCTTTGTCAGTAGGCTGTTGCCAGACGTAACCTTCGATGGGTCTACTGTAGATGGGGCGGCAATAAACATGTCGTTATCCACCCTGAAGAACTCGGGGGCGGGGCGTAAGACCCCTGCTAGCACAGGAGGTAACTCTAGTGGAGACGTCTTACGTACGGTTACTACGCCTGTGGAAGAATACACTGGGCAGATAAACATGCGGATACGCGGACGACAAATATCTTTAAAGTTAGAATCTACGGCTTCTGGTGTAGCGTGGCAGTCTGGCGTACAGAGGTTGGATATTAGACCAGACGGGAGAAGATAATGCCGGGCGATACTACTAAGTACAACATACCGTTTGTTGCTCCATCTCTACCTAATGCTAAGTCAGAATATAGTCCAAGGGCAACAAACGAACACAACCGTATACTACGTCAATACTTCAACCAACTAGACAACGCTCTACGTAATATTGCGGCAGTAGATGTACCGTATAATGAGCAGGTGGCTAGGGGAGAGATAGCTGGGGCGTCTTCTGTATACGTGTATGGGTTTAACCATGATATGGCGCAGAACGCTACTGAAACATTACAGTACCAAGGCGGCCTCATGCAGTACCCCTCCTCTGCGGCTACGGTGTTTATTAGTAGTGCTAACGCCAATGATACCTCCGCAGGGACGGGGGCGCGTACCCTTTTGCTAGAGGGGTTGGATGCTGACTACGCCGCGGTGTCTGAGACTATTACTATGAACGGGCAAACTCAGGTAGAAAGCTCTAAGAGTTATATACGACTGTTCAAAATAACCACAGTAACCGCTGGGTCTGGAGAGAAGAACGCAGGGGATATATACGTGGCTACTACCGGAGCATCTAGTGGGGTACCTACAGGTACTACGTATCTAGTCATGGAATCCGACGACATATCTGCGATTAACATATCCCAAGCAGCGGTATACACAGTGCCCGCCGGACATACCTTGTATATGGACTTGATACAGATAAAGGCGGACAACCGGGCAACCATAAGCGGGTTTAACATTGTGGCAGCGGCCTATAGGGAGTTTGGTAGCGACAAACCGTTTGTGGAGTTTATAGAGCACGCTCTCCGCGCAAATCTTCTAGATATACCGTTCCCTAACTACTATAAGTTTGACGAAAAGACAGATATAGAACTACGTAGTTACTGTACTAACGCCAACGCAGACGAAGTGGGCGGTAACTTTACCGGGATACTAATACAGAACTAATATGGCTACTTTAGAACCGTACAAGTTACAAGTCGCAAAAGGGCAGGTAGAAGGCGCTACTCCAATCTTTGTGTGGGCCGTAAACCCGCAGATTAGAGGTGACATAGAAGAGACCATAATGTGGACAGACGGATCGAGAGTCTTACAGCCTTACCCTTCTTCTGCACAGACCATGTATCTTAGTAGTGGTTCCGGTAACGACGATGGGGATTCGGGGGTACAGACAGGTATACGCAGTATGCGAATAACAGGGTTGGACGGAGACTACAACTTAGTATCAGAAGACATAACTATGCAGGGTAGAACACAAGCGGCGACAGCCAACACCTACCTACGTGTTTTTAAGATGGAAGCACTTACCGTGGGAAGTAATGGACACCAATTCGGCGATATATACCTAGCTGACAGTGGGGCCACTAATGGAATACCTACAGGCACTTACTACTTGCGAATAGATAACTCATTACAAGCTCCAGACAATCAATCCGCCGCAGCGATATATACGGTACCTGCCGGACATACTTTGTACATAGACCTAATACAGTTTAAAACTGCTATACGCGCCAGCGTTACTAACCGAGGACTAGTTAATTTTGTCACTAGGGCTTACAATAGTGACGCGTGGGTTAGCTTGTACAAACATGCACTCCGCTCAACCCTGCTAGACGCTCCGTTTTCTAGACCCCTAGCTATACCGGAGAAGACTGATATAGAATGTAGGGGCACTATTGACGGCACGGGTAGTAACGATATATCCGCGTCATTCACTGGATTACTGGTAAAAAACTAATATGTCTTACTACAACAGAACCTCTGGCACCTTTATGAGCCGCGACGGCACAGATGGACAAGGAAATCCACTACCGAGATACGGCGGGCAGGGTTCTCCGAACCAAAATTTATATTGGCAGTCTATGTCTCAGCGTTTTGCCCACATGAGTAGGATGATGGGTCGCCCTGAAGGTGGTTATGTAGATAGTCCGCACTACGGGCTACAAAACGTAGCTAGAGATGTTGATGACACTTACGGAGACTACAGTAGAAACTTCTTTGGTTCTTTTGGTACCGGCCCGCAGGGCAGCATGGCTGAAGCGTACGGGAACGAAGTGCCCGATTACTCGGGAGACCCCGCGTTTACCTTACCAGAACAGCGTTACCAAGGACACAAACCCAACTCCGCTGACTTTAACGCTGCTGTAGATGCGTATAGAGCTGGCCTTTACGACTTGGACAGTAACTATGGCGTTGGTAGGTCAACTGTTCCTACTGGAGGTATGTCCAACGCTGACTATGCCGCAGAGTTCTCTGGCACTAGGGATTGGCATAACAGTAACTACGACGGCGTAGCTCAAAGTACCAACATGATCCGTGACATGATAGTCGATAACTTCGGCATGATGGATGAGCTTATCAAAGTTGGGTACTCTATCGAAGAAGCTGGAGAGATCCTAAACAAGTCCGCGCTTTCTACAAATGTTGGTGGATCGTCTACAGGCAATAACGCTACCTTTAGTGCGCAAAACAGGACTAAGTGGGAAGACACCATGAAGTCCCGCTATGAAGAGGCTGCGGTCTTTGGTGGGATATTAGACGACTTCCAAGTAGCGTACGACAAAAAAGCAGTAGAGTACCACGACAATAAGCTAATAGAACTAAATATAATACAGCTCTTGGCCCCAGAGAAGTACGACGAGGCGTGGAATAGCTTGAGCCTGAAGGACAAGAACGTCCAAGCGTTCAAGATGTACGAAAAGGGTATGCTGGAACCCCCCGGACGTAGACAAGAATTAGAGAACCAGACAAGTCGCGGGGGCGCACGTAAATATACCGATGCTCAGATCGACGCGATAGTTGGGGACGAGGCTACAAAGCAATACAAGCAATTTGTAATGAGTAACATGGAGCAGTCAGGCGAGTACGACCATGTGTACATACTACCTGCGGGGTCACCTCAAGGAGGCAGCAAAACCACAGAAGACATGTATGCAGTGAAAATGAAAGGGTCTGCATTTAATAAAGACGCCAGCTACGAAATTGATGATAACTTCTTTTTTGGGGACGATCCAGTGTCCACTGCTGGGCAGTACGGGTACCAGAGGGTTAAGTTTTTTCCTGAGGAGACGCTCAAAGCGGGTGGAGTATATGGCCCATCGGGAACTTACAGAAATCTAAATGTTACCAATACTTACGCAGAGTATTTCATTGACGATGAGGTTAGCGAAGAAGACAGAGCACTGCGTAAAGACGTGGGTAAGCTGGAGACCATCGGCGGGTTGGGTGAATACTTAGATGTAAGCATAGACAAGGCTTTCGCTATGCCCGCTTTTGCTCGTGTCGCTAGTAGTTTTATATCTCCTTGGGTAGCGCTAACCGTTACGGCGATGGATGTAGTATTTAATGATAAGACGTTGACCTTAGCGGATTACATGTCTGCGGGGCTATCAGCGTTAAAAGCGTTTGATATTATCACACCCCCAGCGAGCGCTAAGGAAGTAAAAGCTGCTGGCGAAGCCGCAGAGGTGGCAGCAGACGCCACGTGGAAAGTGGGCGATGCGTTTACTAGTGTGGGTAGGTCAGCAATGGATGCTCACAGGGCCGCTAATGTTGGTGTAGGGCTTGCCGGTATGTCCTACTCTCAGACCGTAGGACTAATTAACGCTGTCGCTACTGGCGACCCTATGAGCTTTGTATTCTCTGAGTTTGGCTCAGACCTAATGGATGGCGCATTAGAAGAGTTTGGGGTAGACCTAGATACACTAGATCCCGGTATAAAGCAGGGACTATACAAAGGAATGAACAAGTTAGCGCAGGGGGAAGACTGGGAAGAGGCGTTTGCTTCCGGCGTAGCTACGTGGTTACGAGACACAGAGCTTGGTGGGGATTTTATAGATAGCCTGAGAGAAATTGGGCGAGACCTAGACGACCAGTACTTACAACCGATATTAGACGCTATACCTGACGAAATAAACTCTGGGGATTTAAACCTGCCTAGCTGGGACGAAATAACCGAGTGGGCAGCGGGGTCAGTAGGAGGACTCACAGACGGGTTTAAAGTCATACTGTCAGAGATGAATAACATAATTCCGGGGATAAGTGACGAATCTAGAACGGTAATAGGGGAGTTTGTCGAGGCCATACCTACTACAAATATTGAGTCCGCCATAAGTAAACTGGGGCAGATGACCGGAGGCGTGTTTGACAACCTAGATGAAGGAATCAAAGACGCACTAGAGCAAGGGCTGCAAGACGCGGTAATCAACGGGGAAGTTGACGAAGCGGCTATGGCTCGCGCAGTGTCAGCAGGGGCTATAACTGTTAATGCTATTGGAGAGCAGTTTCCTGAGTATTTACAAGACGTAGCGGGCGCTAGACTAATAACTCAATCTATACAAAACGCCGTGACTTCCGCTATGTTAGGTGGGGATGCGTCAGATGCGTTCTTACAGACCATAGCCACTGCCGCAACTAAAGCTATCCAAAAATCTATAGATGAAGGTACTTTGTTTGATGACCTTGCTCAGTACCAAGACAAGGTAACGGGAGAGTACACCAAGACAAGACTAGCTACGGACAGAATGAATACTGCGCAGTCTACATATAACCAAGCAGTTACAGGTGCAAAAGCCCTCGAAGCAGAAATGCAGGGGCGAGAGGAAGCACTGGAAGTACTACGTGTACGGGCGGAAACTACAGGAAGAGAGTCCGACCAAGACGCCTACGACGACGCGTTCCAATCCTATAGCATGTACATAGCTAACGAGGCGGGGCCGAGATACAACAACTTCGTAACCACAATGAACGATGCGGAACAAGACTTTACAGATGCCAAAACAGACTTTGACGCCGCCAGTGTAGACCTCAATGATGCTACAGTCGTACTAAACGATAACGTAGCCCCTGTATATCAGGACGTGATGAAGGGAGCGGTAGCGGAAATAGACCCTAACTTTGACGAGGCGTGGTACCGACAGAAGTATGATATACCTGACGGTGTGAGCGCGTACGACCATTACATTAATTCTGGAGTCCAGTTCGGCACCCCTACTAACGCAGACGCGTACACCGCGCAGTACGACGCGGCATTTAATAAGTTGATGAACACCGCTATAACCGCATCGGGTATAAATCCAGCCAAACTGTCTCCAGAAGAACTTCAGAGAATCAGAAACCAACTTACTAATCGTTATGGGGACGACATACAATCTCTGAAAGACGGAATAGCCAACGAAAGCGCACTAAAGTGGCGTGTGCAAAGTTCTCTTATGGCGCTGTCTGATCTGGGTAACGCGCAAGACTTCGTGCTTACTGAGCAAAACATCGACAGCATGAAAGAGCGACTTGAGGCGGCTGGATTTAGCGAAGACTACATCGACGAGTTAGCGGTCGGCTCCAAAATACCCGTTGCGGACAGACGTAACTTAGCAGTATCAGAGAGCAACCAAAAGAGTTCTATGGGTATTGAACTTGGGGGCGCTGCGGACTGGGCAGATGTGGTGTCTGGAGATGCGCAACTGACCTTTGACCCTGTATCAGGCAAACTAACGTGGGAAGTGCTGTCCACTGAGGGTATGCAATCTGTTTCCTACGACGACGAGTACGGACTAGTTCTACAAGGTACGGATAGGTTTGGTAACGATGTACTGACCGTACAGGAGAATAACAATCAGTATGCGATAGTAGATGGAGAGATGAAGCCTCTAAACGGCACCTTTGCTGGGCCAGATGGGCAAGATGTACAGTATGTAAACGGAGACATTAAGTTACGCAAGAACCAGACGATAACAGAACAAACGGATGATGGTGGGTTTAGGTTCTACGAAGCCAATGCTAACGGCACAACGTACGTGCAGGAGCAAGACGCGGAGGGTAACTTAACAGAAGCCGTCCCAGCCATGCAAACCGAAGAGTTTCAAGCCGTATTTGGGTCAAGTGATCCCCTAGAGACTTTATTGTTTACAGACCCCGAAGCGTGGTTAAAAACCATCGGAGAGATGCCTCAAGACGTAGGAGAAGACGTCGCGGGTAACTGGTGGTACAAGACCGCTAAGGGCATGCTGGAAACTCTAGATAAGTATAAGGAGGAAGGGTTTACTTTATCCTACTCCGGTAGTGTCTCCGGCATAATAAGTGGCAACCCCGAGGTTGGGGAGAAAACAGCCGAGCAGTTTGTAGACGACTACGTAAACGTGATTGAAGCAACTAACGAGTTCATGGGCGGTATAGATTGGTTTATAGAGACTGTTAAGAACGTCCCTATAGGTATGTCTCCTGCGCCACACTATGCTGCGGCTGGGTTAGAGTATAACGAAAACATACACAAAGCCATGATAGAAGATTTTCAATCTGGGCAAGAAGAGATACCGGGTTCTACTTTCCAACAAGTCACAAATGCTATAAGTGGTATGGCTAACGCCACGCATACCGAAGAGTACCGCCAAGAGCGCGATAAGATGTACGCGCTGTTAGAGAGTGATGGAGTCTGGGAAGCTATAAGCACTTACCCCGGTATGTTTGTAAAAGACCTCGTTATAAAAGAAGTCATACAAGAGGTACCTACGTTACTGTTTGGTGGCGGGTTCAAAATCGCGGGACAACTTGTAGGTAGAGGACTAAAGCAGTCTGACGATATTGTAGCATCCATGTCTAATACTTTTGGCTTTACTGGAGCTGTAGCAATCGACATGGCAGAGGCGTACGGCGGAGAAGCTAGCGGCGCATACGATGAGTTCTATACCCTAGCTACAACCCCAAAATTTAACGCCGTGACCGGGGAAATGGAAGCCCCCATGACCGTAGAAGAAGCGGAGAGATTTGCATCCGAGAACGCCCATGCCGTGGGTATAAGTTCTATGATGATTACCGGCCTAACCATGGGTATCGGTGGTGCTGACATGTACAAAAAAGTATTTGGTAAAGACATGTCTACAGCCACACTCAAAGAGAAAAATACATTTTTGCAAATGTACGAAACCCTCAAACCCATGAGTTCAGAATTTGTAACTGGGGGTATAGAAGAGGGCAGTGTAGCCGCCGTTAAAGAGTTGTTGATATATAACTCTGGACTAGACCCCGACCGCGACTGGTCGCAAAATATACTGACGTCCGCAACTTTGGGGGCAATTCTCGAAGGCACTGTCGCAGGTACTGTTGGGGGATTAAATATTATTGACCCTAGTGCCCCCGGTAGTAGTGATCCGGGCAGTGTAGAGGGTAGGATTCTAATGAACGGGAATCCCACTTTCCAACTAGAACTAGCGGACACAATAGGTAACGGTGGTAGCGCAGCAGATGTGGAAGCCGTGCTAGATAACTTTGGTCTAGAAGACTCTGTTATCCGCACAGATATACTAGACCTGTCTTTTGACTCAGAATATAACAGTAGTCAAGAAGTGTCGGTGATGTTTGAAGACCTAGGGTTTGTAGCTAGCGAGGCTGACATAGCAAACTTTGTGGGTGCAGTTGACGCCGATACAACCCTATCCAGCGACATTGCCACTTTCATTGACCCCCTATTTACCGACCGAGGCGAGGTGCAAGAAGCTGCGCTAGCAGAGGGCATCATTCTTACCGACGAAGAAGCAGATTTATATGTACAGCAGGATACGGAAGAGAACGTAGCGACGGTATTGAAACTAGACATACAAGACCCTGATACAGATGTAGGTACCCCTGCTGTAACTGTAGAACAGATTAAGAACGAGTTCCTTAGTAACGGTAGAATTATTACTGATGCACAGGCAGAGCAGTTCCTTGGGGATACATTAGAAAGCGCACAAACAGATATATCTGAGTTCCTAGAAGAAAAGCCGGGCTACGGTACCGCCACGGTTGGAACTGGGTTTATACGTGCTAAAGGTATTGACGACCACGGCGTTTATTTGACCAATGCGCAGATGCAGCAGTTCCTAAATAAGTACGGCACAGAAGATATTAGTGCGGCTATCGGCGAGTGGGTGGCTAGTGAGCCAGAAGATATACGCCCCACCATGACCCGACAGCAGGTAAAGGAGTATGCCGAATCTTTAGGGTATATGCTTACCGACGAGGAAGCCGATGAGTTTATCCGTAAGCCTCTAAATTGGGGTACAACCGCAATAGAAAATAGAATAAATGATGATCCAGAGTTTGGCTTTAAAGTGCCGGAAGACGGTAAAGACGGTCAAGATGGTACTAACGGTGTAGATGGTATTGATGGTGTAGATGGTGCATCCGCATACGAACTAGCTAAAGCTGGGGGATACACTGGTACTGAATCAGAGTGGCTAGCCTCTCTAGAAGGTGTAGATGGTACAGACGGTAATTCTGCATATGATATAGCTGTAGCCGACGGGTACGATGGTACTGAAGCAGAGTGGGTAACTTCTCTACAGGGCACTGATGGAGCTAGAGGTGCTAGAGGTCTGTCTGCATACGATATAGCTGTAGAAGACGGATTTGTAGGTACTGAAACTGAGTGGCTAGCCTCTCTAGAATCTAATGTAACTGATTTAGGTACTACTCTTAACGCCCGTATTGACGAGCTAGAAGCTGAATCTGGAGACAGAGATGCGGCAATAGCGCAGGCTGTAAGTGAGCTGGCGCAGCAGCAAGATACTGATGTTGAAGCCCTAACGAAGTTACTAGAAGAGCAAAAGAGTCAGACCGCTGCTGTAGCGGAGATACTTGGTAAGCCAGAAAGGGAAGTAACGCAGGAAGATATAGATAATGTAGCAGACCTTATAGCATCACAAGACGTACTACAAAACCCGGAAGGCTATGTACCAACTTCTGAGGATATGTTGTATGATGTGAACAATGATGGTGTAATAGACGCAATAGATCAGGTATTACTCGAAGACTCGTTTGGTGGACAGGACGTAGAGTTCGCGGCAGATAGTCAATTTGGCGATGCTACAGGGTTATACCTACAGATAGCGCAGCAAAACGAGGCATTGGCTGAGCAAGAAGCACAACGTCAAGCTGACCTAGCAGCGCAACAGCAGCAACAGCAAGAGCAACAACAGGCATACTCTGATGCTAACTACTTAGCTGAGGTGCAGGCGCAGCGAGAACAACTAGATCAGCTAGGGGAGCAAGCTATAGGGGCTGTACAGCAGCAAGTATCTGTAGGCGCTCAGAAGCCGTCACCACTGACGCAGATTGACTACTTGTTTGACGTGTATGGGGATGAGATATTTGCTACCCCTCAACAGAAAGAATTATTTGCGTCCCCTTACGGTAGACGACAACCCACACAAAGAGCCGCGCAGGGTGGCATAATACAGACAAATGACGAGCTTTTACGCTTGCTTGGAGAATAGAAATGAGTAAATTTGGAGAATGGGTAAATAAACAGCTAGGAGAGTTTGGCTTAGGAGGACTGGAGGGATTAGATGCGAAGGACTTAGGCCCACTGCTCGTGGCCTACGGACTAGAAAAATCCGGCATAGGTCAGCCGAACATCCCTAAAACAGGGTATCAGGGCAAGATCCCTAAATACGAAGCCGTGCGTAGGCAAACACAGCCAATGAATACCCCTATTTACGGTAGCGAAGACCGTCGTCCCGGTCAAGGTGGGCAGCGCTCCTTTACTGATACTATATATGCACAACGCCCAGAAGACCAAAAAGTCCCCACACTGGAAGAAGCACAAACTATTGTAGACGCCCAAGCGTCGCAGTTGCGTTATGACAACCAACAAATAAACGCGAATACTGCCCCTCCAGTCGAAACCCCTCCTGCGCAACAATTAGCAGCGGGTGGTCTTGCGGGTATGTATGGTAATAGTCGACTTAGCCCTTACGCTAGACGTGAAGAAGAGAAGAAAATGGCGGCAGGTGGTATGGCTACCTCTCCGGGTCAAGGGTACTACTTAGGTGGTACTACTGATGGTATGGCGGATGAAGTTAAAGCTAACATTGATGGTAAGCAAGAAGCCCGTCTGAGTGACGGCGAGTTTGTAATCCCTGCTGATGTAGTAAGTCACCTAGGTAACGGTAACTCTGATGCAGGTGCCAAGCAGCTACACAGTATGATGGATAACGTGCGCAAAGAGCGTACCGGCAACGTCAACCAAGGTAAAGAAATTAACCCTAACCAGTTCATGCCTAAGATGGCTCAGGGTGGCATTGCTACGTATTATGGTGGTGGCGCTATTAAGAAGTTTGAAGCAGGCGGTACTACTGATACTGTTGCTGATGATACCGCAGGTACGGAAGACCCAATGGTCGGGGTAAATACTGGTCAAGAGTCCTCGCTATCTAACTGGGCAGGTGAGTATGTTACTGACATGCTCGGCAAAGGTCAGGCGCTATCTAATCAAGACTATGATGCTTATACAGGCCCACTTACTGCGGATCAAAGCCAACTACAGGATCAGGCATTTACGGGTATTGGCGGGCTACAAACTCCAACAGGTATGGGCGGCGACTATACCCCCGGTACTTTCGATGCGGCTGCCCAACAACAGTACATGAACCCGTATCTACAAGGGTCACTAGACCCACAGTTGCGAGAGGCACGTAGACAAGCGGAGATTTCAAGAATAGCTGATGCAGGACGTATGACTAAGGCCGGTGCTTTTGGTGGTTCTCGACAGGCTATAATGGAAGCTGAAGGCATGCGTAACTTGATGCAAAACCAGCAGGACATAACTGCACAGGGGTACAACACCGCATTCCAAAACGCGCAGAATCAGTTTAACACTGAGCAAGATCGTAGCATGACTGCCCAAGATAAGACTAACAAGTATGGTATGGACGTACTTGGACTACAAGCTGACGCAGGCGCTATACAGAGGGGTATTACTGCTGAAGGCATCGCTGCGGATAAAGCGCAGTTTGAGGAAGAACGAGACTACCCATACAAGGCTATACAGTTTCAGCAGTCTTTGTTACAGGGTCTTCCACTGGCAGCTCAAAGCTATCAGTATTCTCAGCCTAGTGATCTATCGGCACTTGAAGGCGCACTTGGTACGACTGAAGATGCTCTTGACGCCATAAAACCAGAAGAAGAAACAACAACAACACCACCAACCTCATCGGGAGTGTAAGCAATGTTAGACGGCGGAATCGACAAACTAGTAGACCAGAAGGCCGACGCTTACCGAGGCAATCCTCAGGCGTTACAACAGAGCTACGCTAAAAACCAAGAGCTGATGGATCTGCTGGCTATGCAGAAACTAAAGGCAGAGAAAGACGCTGCTGCACGTGATATGGCTATGAAGGCAGAACAGATGCCCGGAACCATTGCTGAGCAGATGGAACAAGAGATGTTAGGTCGCACGAAAGACGATCTAGTCGCACAGACCTCCGGCATCCTAGATCAGAAACAGAAGAAAGCTGCACAGACCGCACAGGCTCTGGGCCAACCCGCACCGGGGGCAAAACCTCCACAGGGCGCTGGTATCGCAAGTATGGCTCCTCCACAAGGTATGGCTCCTCCACAAGGTATGCCTCAGTTTGAAGAAGGCGGTGATGTAGAGGGCGACGGCCAACCAACCTCTATGCAGAAGACAAAAGCCCGCATTACAGTGGCCGACGTCAAAGAAAAGATTCAAAATGGCAGCCTAAAAAGAACACAGTTCGACGGCCTAGTAAAAGCGCTACCTAGTGGCGCTAATAAAGACGAGATCGTAGGCTACCTACAAGAGTCGCATTCGTACGAGCCTACCACTGAAGCGCTTACTGGCCCTATGGACTCTGACATGCCTGCTGTGGATCTTGAAGGATCGGTGGGGTTTGAATCTATAGCGGCGCCGGAAGATGGAGGCGGGTCTAATGTAGAAATGCCAGAAATGCTAGACACTAGCCTCCCAAGTGTAGGGCAAGCGAAAGAAGGACTTGCTGGGTTGACTACCGTACCTAGCCCGGAAAAGAAGAAACCACGCCCAAAGCAGATGGGTAGAGAGATGCCCACTGCCGAAGAAAGTACTGCTGCTAGAGCGGGAATTACTGCGTTCTTTGAAGGTAGCCCTGAACAGCAATTAGAGATGCAGGAGTACCAGACAAAAAGGAAACTAAGGAGAGAAGGAAAATCTGCTGAAGAGATAGAAGCCGCTATCGCTGACCTACGCGCCAACTTCAATAAGCCCGAGGCCAAGCCAGAAGTAATCACAGAAGCTCCTATAGACAACGTTAAGGCCGAACTAGGCATAACTGACGATGATACTAGCGTTATGGATGGCCCACAAGCTGGCCCACAAGCTGGCCCACAAGCTGGCCCACAAGCTGGCCCACAAGTTACCGAAGTAAAGAAGAGTGCAGAACAGCTTCTCATGGACGAACTTGGAGGTATGGGCACAGCCGCCACTGAACTCGATTCAACGCAGGAAAAAGTGGACGCCGTATCCCCAACACGTTTCTCTGACTCTATGCCTCGCGCTTTGGATGCGGATGGTAATCCTATAGAGGGACTTGCTGCTATAGACCAAGGGGCTGCTAAGTTGGCTGCTACAGATCCTGTAGCAATGCGAGCGGCGGAAGAGAAGCGTTCTGAAGATAGAGCGAATCGCGGAATCACTGGGCAAGTAGGGCCAGACGGCAAGCCGCTAACTAAAGTCCAAGAAATGCTCAAGCAGGGAACTGACTACCAAGCTATGATCGACCGCCAGACCTCAGGGGACGCACTTAAACAACGTAAGATAGATGCGTTGAGGGGCGGACTATCTAAAGGAGGCTTCCGTGGCGCCGCACAAGCTGGCAGAAATATGCGTAGAAACGTTATGAACGAAGAACGTGCTACCTTTATGCTAAAGCGTGGTTTGGACGTAGATGCTATCAATAAGGACTTTGATATAATTAAAGCCTCAGGAGAAGCCGGACAAACCGCATACAAATCCGCTGTCGAAGATAGGCGATCAGGGCTAAACTTAGTGGCGGACATTGGCGCAAAAAACCTAGATGCTGTGGATGCCAAGATCACGCAGATATACGCTAACGCTGACAACAAGATTAAGAACCGACTGGCGTCCATTAAGACGCAGCTAGACGCGAGTCTAAAATCTCAAGAAATACGACAGGCTGACTCTAAGCAGTTAGATGAGATAGCCAAACAGTTAGACACGGTTAGAGGGAAAATAGCAGAGGAAGTGGGTAAGATTGCTGCCGTTTCTTCAATGACAGATACAGAAATTAAGGCTATGATTACCGACCGTGAACTTGAGGCGGGTATAGACGTAAGGCAGAAAGAACTTGACCTGCGCTTAAAGCAGTTATACCCCAATCTCAGAGCTTTGGCTACAGACGAAGTAGCAAGTGATAACGAGCAGCAACAGTCTGATAAAAGAAAAGACCTCAAAGGTAAAGTTGACGCTTTAACCCAACAATAATAAAGGTAGTCCATGAGCGTACTTGATGAGTTATACCGTCGGTTTGAAGTAGCGTTAGAAAATGGGGACGAAGATACTGCTACTACCCTAGCTTTCGCAATCAAAGAGCGAGAAGGTTCTGCCGCGCCGGTAGAAGAAGAGGAAGAGTCAGGAGTAATTGAGAACCTACTCACTGGATTCGGCGCAGGTGCGGTAAACGTTGGTGAGATGGCTTCGCTCGGCGCTGCGGCGCTCCTAGAAGATGAGGCGGAGACAAAAGCTAGGAAAGCTATTCAAGATACCTTTGATATAATTACTCCTGAAGGCGGAGACAAGGACTCGCTCTTTTATAAGTTCGGGCAAGGTTTAGGTTCCGTAGCGGGCATAGCTGTTCCCGCCGCCGCCGCTGTATTTGGGGGTGCCCCCACTCTCGCCGCCACAGGTGTTGCTGGAGCACTCGGTGTAGGCGCCGCTGCTGGTGAAGCTAGTGAACGTGCTCGTGCCGCAGGTGCTACCGAAAAAGAAAGATCTGCCGCTACTCTACGTGGTGCTCCCATCGGGTTCCTAGACATATTACCTCTGGGTAGATTCATCAAAGCTATTGACGTCCCCGTCATAACCAAACTAGCAAACAACATTGGCCCTGAAGTTGTAGAGACTATAGGGCAGAGAGCGCATAGCGCCTTTATCTCCGGTGGGTTCGAGGCTGCTCAGGAAGCCACATCGGGTGTCCTACAAAACCTCAACGAACAGCAGTACAACGCCCTTGCCGAAACCTTTGGGGGTGTGGGTGAAGAAGCTACAATCGGCGGCCTTGTCGGTGCTACCCTTGACTTGATGTTGCCGGGCGGTAGTAGAGCACGTGGAGCTAAAAACGCCGAAGAAGCTGAAGTCGTAATAGCCGGACTCCTACCCGCACCAGACCCTACCATTGTTGTGGACGAAGAGGGAACCGCAGGTACTCCTGCCGAAATAGAACAGGCTAGAAGAGACGCGGACGAGGCTCGACGCCAACAAGAAATAGAGGACGAAGCTACCACGGGTGATATGCCCAGTGAAGATGTACGCTTCCCTACTGACCAGAGAAACCGTAAACAAGTTGAAGCCGAGCGGGGTAGAGAACAGCAGGAAGCGGGAGACCTATTCCCAGATACAGACCGAACACCCAAAGAAGTTACCGACGAAGAATTAGCCGACACTATGGCTATGGAAGACGCGGAGCAAGAAAGACTAGCGCGTCTAGAAGATGACGACCAGATAAAAGAACAGCCCGACATGGTTGACCGTGCGGAAGAAGCACAGATACAGGACATGGAAGATACGGCTGAGATTGAAGCCCTAATCAAAGCAGACGAAGATAACCAAAAATTAGGTGCAGAAGAAAAACGTACCGTGGAGCAGGAATACGCTGTACTGTTTGAGGGCACACTAGATGTTGCCGAAGCAGAGGCTAGAGATGCCGCTATCGCAACCGAAAACAGAGCAGCACTAGACTTACTAGAATCTCAGGTTAAAGAACGCAAGCCGAAAGAACGTGGGCAGCAGGAACCCCTGCCGGGAGTGCAGTCCAAGACTGGAGTTAAAAAGCAAGGACTCAAGACCACCCCTGAATTTAAACGCCAAGAACTACCTGAGTTACCCGCTGCCGCACAAAAAGCATTAGCCGATAAGGGTATTGAGGTACCCAAGCAAAAGGTACAACCTGCGCCCAAAAAGGTACGACCCGCGACCAAAAAGGTACAACCTGCGCCCAAAACTAAAGTAGCGCCACAACCTGTTGCCACAACAACCCCCACAAAGCCAATCCCGGGTATGAGCACTGTTGACCCTGAGACTGGTAAGTTAGTTGTTGATACTCCAATTAAACTTGCGGATACAGACCGCACTGCTTTGGCTCCAGTATCTGATGTGGCCCAGTACGTCGATGAAAAGGGCAAAGACAAAGAGTTCCGCAAGAGGCGTCCGGCAGAGTCAGTGCCACGCTACGAAGACGCGAAAGATAAGTTCAACACCGACAGGGTTATAGCTAAGTACTTCAACGCCTATGCTAACCCAGAGAGCGCCCTACGTGCTGCCGCTTTTGAAGTGGCTAACGACATGCCAGCGGTTAGGAATGTGAAAGGCGCTGTAGACCCAGTTGAAGTCAAACGTAGAGGTACAGGCGGTAAGAGCGCTAAGGCTGTAGTAGAGTGGGCTAAAAATAATTTGCCTGCCGAAACCAACGCGGCTATGGACAAACAAATCGAAACGGACAAAGCGGAAGACGCTAAGGCTGTGGAGAACACAAAGAAGAAACTACGTGAAGAAGTAGCTGCTGCCGAGCTAGCCGAAGCTAACGAGAAGCAAAAGAAAAAGCAGGCGAAGATGGAGCTAGAAGGAGGCAAGAACCTCGCCGCCCAACGCGTTGCACGTAAGAAGCGTAGAGAAGCTGCTGCTCAGAGAGCCAAAAAACAGGCGGAAACCAAGACTGTAAAAGACGCTAAGAAAGCTGACACAGCTACTAAGAAGGGCAAGGTTGAAGAAGCCGAGCCGCTGACTGTTGAGCAGATAAAAGAGATTATCCGTAAAGAAGCCGCAACTAAGCCGGTAGAAGTAAATCCTACAGTTAAAAGTAAGAAGCAAGAGGCTGAGGAGATACGTGCTCAGGTAGAAGATTTTGTAGCTAAGGGCGGATCAATACTCCAAGTACCTAAACTAGATACTAAAGATAGACGTGCGCTGGAAACCCCGTTGTCTGCTGCTGTGCAGAGTAAGTTGATAGCCGGAGACGTGAAAGGTGCATTAGAGACTCTTGCTTCAGAGGCTACAAGCCCACGAGTTAAGAACATCGCCAAAGCGTTAGCCGATAATCTCGGCCCTACTAAAGTCTTCACGTTACCGGCGGATGCGTTAGTACAAGCATTCCCAGAACAAACTAGGAAGACGTTAGGGCTATACGTTGCAGCGGAAGACGCTATATATTTGCAGGCGGAGGGAGGGCTGACTGTCGATACCTTACTCCACGAGGTAACTCACGCTGCTACTATATTTGAACTAAATATAAAAGATGGTAAGCCAAGGGGCACTACTCCCAACGCCAAGCGACTAATAAAAATGTATGAGGCAGTGAAGGCGGAGATGGAAGGTCGAGGGATTCCCCTAAAAACGTACTACGGCATGACGAATGTCGGCGAGTTTGTGGCGGAAGCATTTGGTAATCCAGAGTTCCAACATATCCTAGATAGCATACAGGTGGATGGCAAGTTCGACCGATCTATGCGTGCGAAGATAGCGGGGTTTGAAGGTAAGAGAGTACTTAGTTACTGGAACCAGTTTGTACACACTATTACCGATATGGTACGCCGGTTCATGGGACTAGACCCGTCCCCCACAATGTTAGACAAAGTAGACGCTGTTATTTACAACATGCTTATACCCTCTGATGTAGGGCAACGAGCCTTGTTCGCCGGAGAGTTTGGCCCAATAAACGGTACGGCCGAGTCTGCCGCTAAAATTATGGAAGACCTAGGCGACATACAGAAGAAGTTTAAAAACCTTACTGGTAGTAAGGAGTCGTTCATAGACAACGCCGTTGACCTTTTGGGAGATGTCCCTGCCAACGCAAAGAAGTTCATACTTAACGTAGTAGGTTCACAGGGCGTAGGTGATGTTGCCCGTAAGCAAGGGTTCGGAGATCTAGGAATCCGTCTACACAAGATGCTTAACCTCCGCCGGGGCGCTATGGATAAAGCTGACGCAGATATGCGTGCTGTCACAGAGAAACTATCCAAGTTCGCTGCCGCAGATGAGAAGAACCAACCTCAGTTGGACAAGGTAATATACGACCCCGTGATCGGCGCTACCATTACTCAGTTAGACCCTACGCTAACAGAAGCGGAGGCAACGAAGAGGTACAAAAACTCGGATGACCTTGCTACGTGGAAGGAGCAGCAAGTTGAGTGGAAGAAGTTAGGAAAAGAAGGACAGGATATGTACGTTGAGTTACGTGACGCGTACAAGAACCAATTCTTAAAACTAAAAGATTCTATATTCAACCGTCTTGATAACGCTGTATCCGACGAGAGTATGTCTAAGGAAGCTGCCAACACGTTGAAGCAGCAGGTGCTTGAGCAGATGTTCTCTAACACCACTCTAGATGTGTACTTCCCACTTACTCGTGAAGGTGACTTCGTACTTAGCTATGCTTTTGATAACCCAAAGAATCCAGAGCAGGCGTATGTCGTCAGACGTTTCACTACTAAGCGAGAAATGGAACGAGTAAAGGCAGAGCTAGAGAAGGACTCTAAGGTAGTTACTGACTCGATAGAAGCTAAGCGTGACCTTGGTAAGGCTACTATGTATGACAACGCCCCACCAGCTACCTTCGCCGGCAAGACCCTCAAGCTACTGAAAGAAGGTAACGCAAGCGAAGAACTCCAAGATGCGTTTATGACTATGTATATGGATCACTTACCTGAAACTTCTTTTGCTCAGTCACTGAGGAAACGTACGGGGGTGTTAGGGTTTGAGGGTAATTCCAAGACTGCTATACGTACCAAAGGTTTTGACTTAGCCCGACAGGTAGTGCAGATAGAATACGGCGGACGTATATCTGGAATCCGCTCTGAAATAAACAACGTAGAGCGTCCCAAAGATGTAGACGAAAAGGTCTTCGCAGACTTACAAGCCCACATGGATGGAGTTGCAAACTTTGCTATCAACGGCGCAAAGAAGAAAGGTATGGAGAAGTTCGTTAAGAACGCTAACCAAGTTGCCTTTATATACACCATTGGCTTTAACGTATCCTCGGCGCTAGTAAACTTGTCGCAGATACCGTTGGTGGTTCTACCATATCTATCCTCTCGGCATGGACTTGGGGCTAGTACCAAAGCGATCACAAATGCGTCTCAGATTGTAGGGAGCACTAGTGACTACGGCGGCGGTACAGGTATTGACGACCTCTTTGACTTAGATGCTAATGGAAACTACACCGCCAAGGACAGCCTAAGCGATGGGCAGAAGAAGATGATAAAGGACATGAACTTAGGAGTCCTCGTCAAAGCTGCTGCGGAGCAGGGCCAGCTAACCAAGGCATTCTTACCGGACGCACTTGCAGTACATGAGCAGGGTAGAGCGGCGCGTGGGGGTATAATGGGTTCGGCATTGGACGTAGTATCCAACATGGGCGCTCACTTTGGTTTTGCTCAGGCAGAAAGATTTAACCGCCAGACTGCTATGGTAGCCACTTACGCCCTCTCACTGAAACAGCTAAGAGCTAAGAAGAAAGCAGGTGAGAAGTACTACGCCTCTACGAAAGCTGAGTTTGTTGACCTGTCTACTATGAGTGACTCCGACATAACTGCCCTAGCAGCGGAAGAAGCTATATACCAAGTGCAAGAGACCAACGGTGGTGCGGTACTAGAGACATCTCCGAAGTGGGCACAGCAAGGTATTGGTCGTATTGCGTTTATGTACAAGACCTATGGCCTACAGATGTACTACACAATGTTCAAGTCGGCTAAGTTGTTTACGGATAACATAGGAGATAACACTCCTGAAGGCATAGAGCTTAGACGTCAAGCCAAGAAGCAGATCGCTGGTGTATATCTATCCTCCGCGCTAATGGCTGGGGTACAGGGCGTACCTCTATACGGTTTGGTACGTGCTATTGCCGACATGTTCCTTGATGAAGAAGAAGATGATGCGGACACTATCGTACGTAAGTACATCGGCGAAGGGTTCTACAAAGGCTTTGCGGTAAACGCCCTCGGCGTAGACTTTGCTACACGTATAAAGCTGACTGACCTAGTAATACAGACAAACAGATACAACAATGATCCTTCTACGGAAGAAATAATTGGTTTCCACCTTGGTGGCCCTGCACTGAGTGTGGGTAATAGGTTCATACGTGGTGTCAAAGATCTGAGAGAGGGAGAAACGGAGCGAGGTATAGAGAGTATCTTACCTGCGGCACTGTCGAATGGTTACAAGTCTACTTTCGGTAGATTCGCTAGGGATGAAGGTATATACACCCGTCGAGGTGATCCTATCTACGACGACATGTCGTTTAAAGACCTTGCGTTCCAGACTATGGGCTTCGCCCCCGCTGAGTACACGTTTGCACAAGAGCAAGCTAGTATGAGTAAGCGTATAGAGAGCGGTGTTACGGGCAAACGCCAAGACCTACTAAAGAAGCTGAACATAGCTAGGCGTTTTGGTGATTTAAAGGAAGCTAAAGAAATACTTAAAGATATAAAGAAGTTCAATAAGCGCCACAGAAGACAAGCCATTAACGGCGAGACTATTAGAAGATCTGCCAGTCAGTTTAGCCGTACAACTGCGACTATGCACAACGGTGTTACTATCACTAAGTCTCTACGCCAAGATGCGGCTCGAAGTCGTGATGAGTACCAACAGGGATTTGAAGTGTTGTTTGGTAAGGACGAATAAACCCCTAAAAAACACCCCCCGCCTGTCTCGGAAACAGGTTAGGGGGGTAAAAGGGGGAACTAACAGGTACGCCATACTCTAACGCCTAACAGGCCGTCTTCTATGCATACTCGGGACTCTATTTTCCAGTCCTTCTTCTTGATTATATTTTTTATTTCTTGTGTAGCTTTCTTGGTGTTGATGCAGGGGACAAATATGGATGAACCTACTACCATACTGCCCCAATCAACTACTACCCTAACCCCATCGGGGCATAGGTCATTCAGCTTTCGAGTTGTCACTCTCCGCCTCCCCAACAGCACAGTCCACTGCAAGTACCGTAGAAGGGGGTAGCTGAGTACTGGTGCCTTTGGTCAAACGCATTTTAACAGACTTGGCGTTGAAGTTATCCTTTAGATCCTGTACGAACGAGCTGTAATTTATCTGCTGCTTACCACACCACACCTTCAGGGCTTTCGGTATTAGGTATGCCCGTTTAATATCCGTCTCGTATCTACCGATCAAACGTATTTTGGGGTCTAGCTCTGGGATGATTAATGTGTCAAGTCCGTTGCCATTACCTTTACGTAGGTCGTCAGTGCTCTTAATCTTCAGAATGCTACCCCAGTTCTCGTGGATGTAGTCGTTCAATGTATCAGAAGCGGAGCAGTCCATACCTTGTACCGCCAGTAAGTTCTCCTTTAATAGCCCAATAACATACTGGGTCAACTTCGGTATGTCGTAATCAATTAGCCCAATACGTTTTGCTATGATACAACCTGCGATAGTCGATGCAGCACCTGCCGACCAATATCGGTTTTCTGCGGTAAGCCCTGCTTCGCGGTCAATATTCTTCTGTACCTTCTCGCGCAATGCGTCCGCTTCAGTACCGTTAGCCATCAAATGCTGTACGTAAGGCACGCCTGCTACACCGTACACCTCGTTGACGCTACTAGCGAACTCATCTGTGGTCTCTTTCTCTTCGGTGGTAAAGAATTTCCTTACAGCGCGGGTCTCCATGATACGTTGAGCTTCCGCCTTCGGCATGTCCTTAAACATACTTACACGCTCTACAAAACTAGTGTTACCTGTGCTAACAGCTAGCAGGCTCCACGATTTACCTCTAAGGCGTTCGTTGTTACTGCTACCAGACATACGATTACGTTGTTTACCGCCAGACAACTGATAGGCTAAGTTAGATAGCTCTTTACCCTCTGCATTAGTAAGCTCGTCAATGTAGAGAGGTAAGTTGTGGTATATCTCACCACGGTTCATATGCGACGCCTGTGTGTCACGTTCTTCGAGTACGTACTCTTTGGGGTTACCCCACACAGACGCGGCCATGTACATAGCGGTAGTCTTACCAATACCACTGGCCTTACTGTGTACGTGAAATCCTGCGCAGCTAATCGGAGAAGAGTCCATAAGCACAGAACCAAATGCAGTGCCTACGATGTACTGGTGCATCTCGAACCCGTCGCGGTTATAGAAATCAGCGTTCTTCTTCCACTGCTCTAGCGTGCCCTTAGGCTCGAATATGTGAAACATACTTGCAGTGGCGGAGGATGGAGGGTTAAACCCTACACCTTGTGGTGTTACTTCTTGGTTACCTATAATAAAAGAAGAGCGCTTGTCGTCCGACCAACCGAACTGACGATGCGCCTCATCTGCTACTTCAGTAGCCTGTAACTCGTTTACCCATGTTGTAGTATATTGCATTAGTTCATCCATTTTAGTGACGGCCACACCCTGCATAGACATCTGTTTACGGAACTCATCTCTAGATGTAACAGCGGTTAATGGCACTGTAAATTCACGCACCCCATCTTTAGGTAGGTGCAATCGCATAACTATAGCTTCCCCTATCTCAACGTCCCGTAGTCTTCGCACTACATATAAGTCGTTGTGGTAGAGTAACTTCTCTTCTATCTCTCCATCGGGGTCAGTAGTTCTAGTATAGATCCCGCCGTACTTACCCCTGAAGTAAGGCTTCGGGTACTCAGGTATGGTATATGTGTTGGTTGGAGTATTAGGTAGGTTTAGTGCCGGAGCTTCTACCACAACCTCTACCACATTATCTTCGGCAGTCGCCTGTTCTACGCGGTTACCTAGTGTGATGGGAGACTTTATCTTCCCCCAGTTCGGGCAGTCTTGGCATATGCCGGGATTACTAGCGTCGAAACTACTACATAGGTGTACGTGTTTAGTAGTATCATATTTACTATCAGTTTCTTCGGGGTCGTATCCGTCGTAGCCCCTAGATATTTTATGTACTCCTGCCCTACCACCGTCTTCACAATGCTTAACGATAGACACAGCATCGAACCACGTAGGTTCACTGACACTGTTGGGGTCACGTAGTACTTGCATCAACTGCTCACAGCCTCTACCTTCTTTACTCTTGGTGAGGATGTCCTTGAAGTAACTTTTATAGTTCGGCGTGAGTGCCGCCATGACCGAGTTCGCCCCCGCAGACCTTCTCGTGGGGACTGGTATCTGGTCTATACCGATTATATTTGAGAACGTGTCAAAGTTTACCGTCGAAGGGATGGAGCCAAAATACGCAACTTCAGACGGAGGTGTAGTCTTATGGTTATGAGTGTGGGGTATTCGTAGTACCCTAGCGGAATCGGCGGTGACCTGATTGTCGCAGTGGAAGTCATGCTCTTGGCACAACTTCTTCAGTCGTGTAGCTACCGGTTTCCAGTCGTCGGGGCATACGGTCTCAGTAAGCCTCCAGTACACGTGGATTCCCCTACCTGAGTTTACTAGTAGTGGGCGTGGTAGCTTCACAGTCTTACAAAACTTGGCTAATTCTTGTACAGCTTCAGCTTGCGTGCTGTAGTCCTTATCTTCCCCGCAATCTATGTCGAGAAAGAAAGCCTTTAGGTGCTTCCCGTTGATCGCTTTTCGGGAGTTATTATCTGTAAATGTACATAGCGCAAAGTACGCATCGTACCCTTTTGCGTCTAGCTCGGTCGCCGCGTCAAGCAGATCCCCAGTAGACTCGAAGAACATCTGTGGCTTGTGCCCAGTGTTCAGGTTATTCGCAAACAAACAATAGTAGCCACCGTTCCCCAACGTGCTATCTAGAAATGCTTTTGTATCCATAACGATTTCCTAATTCCGAGAGTCACCACAGCAGGGGCACCGAAGTGCCCTTTTCAGGTAATCAGCCCTAGCTGTGGGATTAGTTCTTAATTGGGACTAGTTACTAGTCATCCCATTCGTCAACGATTGATGCAAGATCAGCATCATCTTTTGGTGCGGGAGCCGCTTTCTTTACTACCTTCTTAGGCTCGGAGACTTTCTTTGGTTCGTCCTCAAAGATCTCATCACTGACTGCTTCTACGGCAGCCTTAGGAGCATCTTGCACTGCAAATGGATTATCGTCAACCTCTAATTCAAATCCATCTACAACACCAAACGGAGAACCGGCTGACTGTGGCTCTTGATACTTGATAACCTGTACAGCTTTTAAGCGTAGTGATACGCCATTGTCACGCATGTTGTAGGGTACGAACACCACGGCCACGTTGACAGTACTGCCAGTAGTGAGACGGAAGTCTTCAGGTAGTTCCTTACTCTTAGCGTCGAACTGCTTAGGCTTGGCGGTAGCGTCTTTACCATATGCGGCCTTGAGTACAGCTTTACCTACGAACATATCGTCGTCGTCCTGCTCGAATGGCATAGCTAACTTCTCCGGCCAAGACTTCTCTTTACGTTCTGCGTACGCAGTAGCCATAGCTTTGTACAGTGCCTTGGCTTGATCTTTATCCATACGGAACTTAGTCTCGTACCTAGCGCCATCTTCAAACGGGTCGCATGGGATGCTTTTGTTTTCGGTGTTACAAAAACGGTAGCACTGGTTAATGCGTGGGTAAAGGATTTCTACGTTACTTACTAAATGTGTCATATCAATTTTTCCTATAATTTAATTTGCGTCTATGTCAAAGCCATCTACCACACCAAAAGGATTCGAGGATTCAGGTGGTTTGTATGCGTCTTGGCGTATCGCTTCTAGCGAGTCATCCCCAGAGATCACCACATCTACTACATCCAACTCATCTTCGGTTAGTGGTCGTACAGCTTTAAAATAGAGTTTAGGTACTACACTTTCTTTATCAACATACATCTTGGTAACAACCCCAGTAGCTACAGAATCACGTGCGGATAAAAACTTCACGTATTCCTGTAAGGGCATGTCGCCATTACTCCCTCTACCGTATATAGAAGTAGCGGGTAACTGTAGTCTGTAAACTACACCTAGGTCGTTGGGCAATGCAATGGCAAGGCGTTGGGCAAACCTACACGCTCTACCACCGTTCTGTCCTGAACCTCTTACGTTCTGGGTGCAATCCATACACCTACTAGATTGTATCTGTCCTTCTGGTACATCCGATGCGGGTACTTGCGTATCAGGTGACCAACATACCGGAGCCTTTACTACGTTCGGGTCATACGTGTTGTCGTAGTACGAACGTGATATAGGGGCGGCGTTTACAATAACAATGTCTATTGAGTCTTTAGCCTGTGAAGCTACGGCACCATCTATGGTTCTAATCTCTCCACCACGGATACTGATTCGGCGACTCACTATACATCCTCTCCTGCATCCCACGACAGGTCTTCGACCAGAGAGTCCACTTCTTGCGCATCATCTGCATCAGACTTATTCTTTAACAGAGACTCAACTACAGAGCTTAACTTAAACCGGTACGTGTTACCGAAGTGCGCGTAGGTGTCTTCAGGTATGTCACCCTTACGAACCCATGCACGGACAGTAGCAATCGACACTTGAAAATGTTTTGCCACGTCCTCAGTAGTTACAAATTGTTCCATTATTTCTTCCTCACCGCTATTGCGTATTCTGAATCTACATTAAGACCTTTAGGTACGAGGTCGGGGTTTTCCTCCAAGTACTGCTTCACACTGGCTTGGTTAAGACGCTTGTCGAAGAACTCAGGTATCTCGTTCTCTAGAACAAACTTATACATAGATTCCCAATCGCTCGTCCAGTATCTAGTCTTAACTGACCTGTAAAACAGTCCCGCAGGAGTTTTAACGCTATCTAGTCCATGCTCAGCACAGTAATCTAGTAGTGCGCGTTTTACTTTATCCATTTGGGCAGTAAGTGCCTTGTCCTTTTCCTTAAACTCTGCGGACATCTTAGACCGTTTATCTCTTATCTTTAGATAGGTCTCCGTCAGCTTCTCCGCATTAACTACATCGCTCATAATTAACCTCTACTTGGTGACAGGAAGTACACTCTATTCCCATATAACCCCCTAGTCAAGTATTTCTTTATAAAGGTCGATCATCTTTGTATGTACGTCAATTCTATTGTCAAGTAACGCATATACGCGTTTCTCTGCGTGACTACCAACTAGCTGGACGATGGTACACTTCTGATCTTGTCCAGACCTGTGTACACGTGCGTTAGCTTGCGCGTAGGTTTCCAGCGAACTTGTCGGCCCCCACCATACAACCGTATTCGCCGCAGTTAGGGTTACACCATGCGCGGCTGACTGTGGCTGAATAACTAACACTTGTGGGTCATCGCTTGTTTGGAACTTCTTAAATATCTCAGTTCGCTTGCCCGCAGGTACATCCCCCCGTATTACCTCAGTGGTTACCTTGTCTTTGTGTAACTTCTCTACTAGCATATCAATGGTATGCCTGAACGGTACGAACACGAGTACCTTCTTACTAGATTCGGCAATCACCTCTTGTAGCACTTTGTATCGGTGCTTGATGTCAAACTCTACAGAATCTCCATCGTCGGTATACACTGCGCCCGCAGATATTTGTAGTAGCTTATTCATATTAACCGCCGCGTTAGCCGCTGTGATCTGTTCCCCCGCCGCTTGCATGACCATCTTACTCTTCAGTTCTTTGTAGTACTTCTTCTGCTGTCGAGTTAGTTCTACCTCACGCTTAACGTATACCATGGGCGGTAGGTCTAGACACTCATCTTTAGTGAAACGTATTGCAGGTTGTAGTACTCTGTGGACTGTATCCGTCGCCGTCTCTTTAGGCACCCACTTAAAGTTAGTGACCTTCTGCATAACCTGATCACGGAACGAACCTAAGAACCTCGGTACCTTATTAGGGTTTACCAACTTGGCTAATCCATATGCGTCCACGGGACTTTGTGCAGCGGGTGTACCTGTCATCATCCATAGCCATGTCTCTGGCTTGACTAACTTGTTGAGCACCTTCCATCGTTTAGTCTGCGGGTTCTTGTAGTGGGTAGCTTCATCAATAATTATTAAGTCAAACCCCCCATCCGCTACAGCGTCTTGTACTATCTCTACACCATCGTAGTTGATGATGACGAACTGAGCGTCCCCCTCGATTATCTTACGCCTCTTATCTTTAGCTCCGTAGGCCACGTCAACTGATCGGTGCATGGCAAAGGTAAACAGGTCGTTGCGCCATGCGGAATCCATAATAGACAGTGGGCATATAACCAACACTCTATTGATGATGCCTTTGTTTAGTAAGTAGTCAGCCGCCCATATAGCACTGGCTGTCTTACCTGTACCCTGCTCGTTAAAACAGAATGACTTTTGGTTCATAGTAAAGAACCCTGCCGTGTCTTTCTGGTGGTCGAAGGGATCGTACTTACCTGTCCACTCATACTCTCGTAGTATTGGGGATGGGGCTTTAATGTTTAAGTTCCTAAGTACTCGCGCTTCTTCCATACCCCAACTCACAAGTACTCGATTGTCAGACAACTCTTTGCTCTTAGGTATAACTGTTGTCACGTGTTTAGGGTTGCGTAGTCTAAGCAGCAACGCCTTGTTATCAATGATTTCCATTTATTAACTCCGATGAGAAATAGCACGAAGTGGGTGTCCACAACGCGCTTTGAATTTAGTGGCCCCGTCCGCTCCGGTGGGGCTAGTCCCGCTTATCATGGAGGGCCATGATTTACAACCCCCCACTGAGCTGCTACGATTTTTGCGGTTGATAGTGCCTGAATGAGCACATCGTAGCCAGAGGATACTGAGCTACATACCACGTTGTTTATAGACGCATCATAGTAAGCGTCTCAACCTACACACACTTATTTCTTTGAGTGCCCATTACGGGCGCGGTTCTTACTTGAACACTCCACGTACACTCCATCCTTATTACTACCACCTTTTGCCAACGCCTTACGGTGGCTCAAGTCTTTGCCCTTACGCTTCTCATAACCGTTATTCTTATCAAACTTACGTCTAGCACGTTGTCTTTCCATACGTGCTTCATGTGCAGGGCTACCTACGGGTGCGTTAGTTTGTTTCTTACGATCAGCTTTGTTCTTGTAGGGCATTAGTTTCTACCGTTGTGTACACATTCAGTTACGATGCAATGCCTACGGCACAAGCCACTTTGGTGTGCGTTCCAGACATCTGCTTCAAAGGCTTTCTCCATACGCTTGTAGTCACCTAACCACTTAGCCCATAGCTTCGGAGCATCTTCTTTCTTATACTCGTCTTTGATTAGCTCTTCACATACTACAAACAAGAGGCCACCTTTGACTGTCTCTACTTCAGGGAAGTGTTTAAAGGTAGCTAATGCCATCAATTCTAGCTGACCTTTGTCTGCATAGCGAGTGTTTTTACTTGTCTTGTAGTCAATAACATATGCGGTCTTCTCTTCCCTATTCAGGATAACCAAGTCAGCGATGCCTCTATACCACACGTCATCGGCCTTGAACCCGCACGCCTCTAGGTCTTCAGTCAGTCCCATCTCGTACTCACATAGGAACTCTCCCTCAAAACGCATTAGGCTATCTAGCACAGGCTTAACGTACGCATACTTCTCAGGTACAGGTGTGCCATCACGTATGTATTCCTCAGCGGCCAAGTGTACGGCAGTACCGTACAACATAGCGTCAGTCTCAGGCTCCCTATAATCCTTTGAGATCTTCAGGTGGTAGAACTTCTTGGGACACTGTTCAAAAGATTTAATCCTTGAGAACGACCACGGCTTTACTTTATCTATTAGACTCATAACATTCTCCATAACGCGACTAACACGCTACCGACTATAAAGCCCCCACCGAAGTAGGCCGCCAAAACGAGTAATCTTTTCACTAGTCTTCTCCCTCTCGCAGGATGTCCGCCATCTTATTTTTACATTCCTCTAGTTGGCCCATCACTACCAGTAGCTCGTTGTAATCCAAAGTTATGCCGGATACGCCTACATCGTTACCATCATCATCCTCTACACCCTGTTCAACTATGGCGAGTATATGTTCGTCATCCTTCACTATCATCACCTTGGTGTACCCAACGTAATTTTCCTCAGAAGGTCGTGTACCATTCAACTCCATCTCAGTCTTCTTGAAGTCTTTCATTGATATAACTTTATCGTCGCTCATCCTGCTTCTCCGTATGATTTACCAGTACCAGACTCGCACGCAATAGGTAACCCGTCTGCCCATGCCGGTGTCTTATTCATGCACGACTCGATGTACTCACGTGCTTCATCTACTTCACTTTCCTTAACGCAGCATACCACGGAGTCATGTACTGTAAGCGCAATCTTATACCTGCGCGCAATATCTAGCATCTGCTCTCCCATGATACACCTAGCAATAGCTTGGCATACGTTCTCTACTACCTTACCACCGTATATACGTGTCCGACCACGGCGTGTTCGATAGCTAAACTCTGGCCCCCGCGCCCCTTGTTCAAACTGTAGGTCGGTGTACTTCATCCACAACCCTGACGGCAACTTGATACCCGCCGTACCATTACGCGTTACACACCGGACTATATCGTTGACTCCGTATGTAAAGTCGTCTCCCCGTGACATAGCTACCAACATGTGTTGTGACGAACGCCATAGCTGTGCGATCTTCCAGTTAGCGTCGCGGTATATTTGTACTACCCGCTGTGCTTCGGCGGGCGCCATAGTAGTACCGAAGGACTTCAACTGTTCCGCAAACCGTACCGACCCCATGCCATACCCTGCGCCGAGGATAGTAGTCTTACCTACAAACCGTTGCTCCCCTGTAACTTCTCCCTCGGGTATGTCATAGATACGTGCCGCCATCTTTATATACACATCTTCCTTGTCGGCGAACGCTTGTACCAAATCATCCTGCCCCGCCAACCACGCTAGTACGCGAGCTTCAATCTGCGAGGAGTCACAGTCAATCAATACGTGTCCCTCAGGGGCTACGATACTCGTCTTCAGTACCTTACCATTCACACCACGGCTCGGTAGGTTTTGGATGTTAATCTTGTCATCCCCACCCCATCTGCCAGTGTGCGCAGCGTAATACCTCACAGGTACCGGGAGAAGCCCACGTTGTGCAATACCTATAAACCTCTCTGTACGTGATTCTTCGAGAGAACTTTTAACCCCTAGTCGTGACTCTACCAGTGCAACTACCTCAGGGGTTTCGTGGTCTAGTAGTGCCTTGAACCCTTCATCGTTCTTAGCAAACGCGTATGTCTGCTTGCCTGTGGTCAGGCTTATCTTCATCGGGGGGTGCACCCCATGCCCTTCTAGTAACTTAGCGAACTTTGGGTTACTCATTAAGTCTGTCTTGGTAACCCCAGAAGATTCAACTAACGCTTCCTTGGCCTTCTTAGTGTTCTCTAGATGTGTCTCCAGTAGTGGTAGGTTTAACTCCAACACTGGCTCAATAAACATACGTAAGGTCATGTCTATGATGCGCATCTCTTTCTTCGGGAAGTTTTTACCCATGATGGTAAATAACTTATATGTTAGTTCCACATCGTTGATGCAGTAGTCGCCGTAACTGTCGAGCTGTTCGTCAGAGAAGTCTAGTCTTCTAAGTCCCACTGCGTCGAGCACTTCGGTTCCTTTCTTGCCGATACCGTATCGTTCAGCCAACACCGCAAGACTGCCACCCACTTCAACACCGTGTAAAGCACGAGCGATGCACAGAC